AGATGTGACGCAAAGAATAATCCACGATTAACGATCGGCGAAAAAGGTATAGAGTGGTATCTATAGTCAGTATTGTAATTCGTAGTCAGAAAAGAGTTTCTGTTTGGGTTTAGAATGTGTAAGTCACCAGACGTACCCGGATCAGGATCTGACTGTAGAAAGAAAGCACCACTCCAATCAGCATTCATGTGATGGTGCATATAATTTGACGCACCAGCAGGATTGATGTTTAGAAACAGTTTAGTGACTTTGGCATAGATGGATTCTTTAAGTTCGTAGACTTTCATATACTCCGCAAACTGGTTGAGAAGCATATAAACGACTGGATTAAACTGATGAATACCTAGACAGTCTTTTTGCCAACCATCTTTGTTACTCGCTTTGTTAGAAACTGGTGATTGTCTCTGCCATTCGTATGCCCAACCGGACATCTCCTTACAGAAGTTCTCACCAGGTCCATCAAATATACCAATGTGTTCACTAAACGTTTCGTATCTCATCGAATAAATTTATCCATTTTCAGTTTGACATAATACATACCGACGATCCATAGGGAGAAGAGAAACCCTTCTCCGTAGGACATGGTATTCCAAGCATGTACTGCTCCGTCCATCACTCCTCCGCAAGACGTTGGAAATATGACAGAGCATCGTCATCATCGTTAGAGGATGCTTTGATGTCAGGTGAATTAAAGTCTGGTTTAGAAGGAACGATACGCTCCTCTTCACGCTGTTGCTGACGGGACTTCATCACGACATTTTCCTGCTCATCAAACGTATCAGGATCAACACGACGACTGGTAGCACTGGGATTCAGTACAGCGTTCATACGCTTGTCCAGTTCCTCGTAGGTCTTAAACTGATCTGGTTTAACAAACTCCTCAAGTGAGTGCTGCTTCTTCCAGATTGTTTCCATAGCATCGTCATCATCCAGCAGAGCACCTTGTGCTGCGAACTCGGATGAATCATAGTTACGATAACCGGCAACGTTCTTTGCCTTCAGTTTGAAGTTGGCACCTTGCCAGAAATCAAACGGATCGATTGCTTCTTCGTCTTCGAACTCGGGTTGCATGGCAGCAGTGATCTTATCAAAGATCTTCTTGCCAAACTTGTACAAGAACACTTGACCTTCGTTGGCAGAATTGTTAGGATCCTTGACAACGTAGATGTTAGCAATGTAAGTCAGTTTACGCTTCTGCTTACGTGCTTGTTCCTTGTCTTCATCTGCGCCGCTGTTCCACAGAATACGATTGTATTCCGACACAGGATCTTTGCCACCGTTAGTGGTCAAAGAGTTTTCAATATACCAACCGCCGGGACCTTGGAAGGCATGAGAATAGACCTTCGCCCAGGGTAGTTCTTCCCCATCGGGTGCAGGAAGAAAACGGATTACAGCGTAACCGTTACCTGCTTTGTCAACGTCTAGTTTCCACAGACGCTCATCAGCACCGCCACTGCCGCCAGTCTTGTTCATCTTCTCAATCTCTTTGGTGAGTTTGGAAGTTAGACTGCCGAGACGGGACTGTTTCTTAAGATCAGAAAAGGACATTTAGATTTGGTGGATTCGGAGGATTGTTTCACCGCGTTCATTATAACGCCCTATTTATCCCATGTCAAGCGTGTCAAAACTGTGTTGCATGAGCATGGATGCTAGTCTTGATTTAAGAGACAATAGATACTCCTGCTCCTCAGCGGGGCGAGCAGGAGAACCAGGCCATACCTCTAATCCATAGCAGACATGCCCATAAAGGAGACGGATCTCCTCTATAGGCATCTTGATGGTGACGTGCCATTCGCCTTCCCACCATTCTTCTAATGGATTAGTATCTTCGGTCACAGATCTAAAAGATACTTGTGTTGGTTTCTATTATGTTTGATTAGATTTGACTGAACTAGAAAAATAGACAAAACTATCCTAGTTGTTTTACTAGCATACCTATGCCAGGTTTTGTTTGGAATACTGTTATGAACAAACAGTTTGTTAGGTTTCCACTCTACCTCTACCTCATAATCACTGTCTTTATCCGCCTTTACATGATCCCCATCATCATTTCTACTAGGATTATTGCATAGAATAGTCCCAGTCTCATGCTCAGGCCAAATGTAATACGTACAAGTGTTTATTCTTGATGCATTATCAATGTGTATTGGATAGTTATAATTTTCTGGGGTGATCGCCCAATGCACTAATTTTTTAAGTTGTCCTGTATAACCCCTATGTTCTGGTAACATCTCGAAGAACTGATTTGTCTCTGGGATGATATCTTCAGTTAAAAATCTTGTGTACTTACTCCTTGATGTATACTCTTTTGTTTTATGATCTGTATACACAGAGTTGACACCGGTCTTTTCATACTCAGCGTACTCAATCATGGCAAGTTTCATTATCTCCTCAAACCTGTCGGGAGATAAAAAATCTTCTACCTCCAGACAGGTCCATGGATCATCGCGATAGATAAATTTCATTAGTCGCGTTGTCTCCAGTCATCAGTTCTATCTTGTTTAAACCAGTCGGATATATCTTCTGCACCTTCAAAGTTAGATTTGTAATTAGTAGGATCAGGATCACCTAGATCCATCTGATTCAAAAAATGATCCAAACCTCCTCTAGAAATATTTGGATTTGATGCTACTCTACGTGCCCTACGCAACATTTCACCCGCTGACCTGTTCGCTTTTGCCAACTTGTCTGCCCAGATCATATCATCTAACTGGACCTCTTCGCCCTTTGCGATACGATTACAAATGTATTCTAGTCGCAGTCGATACTCCGTAGACAGCATATATCTAGTATATTTCTGGTATTTAGGGCGTGTCAAGGCGCTTTGCTAGGTTATCTAGTGTGTTACGCATGTTTCTAAAGATAACATTCATATCAACATCTTTGAATCCCATAGCTGCGGATGTCGTTCGGATCTTCTCCTTCATTTCTATCGCCTCAGGGTCGTCAGACAGCGATAGACGGGTCCACATGACCTCTTGCTTATCCAGGAGTACCTTTAGTTTCTCCATGTGCTCACGCTTCTCCTGGTCGTTCATAGACCCGAACTGCATGATCACCTGGTAGAGTTCCTTCTGGATATTAAAAATCTCTTCCATCTCCTCACGGATAATAGTAGAGTCAAAAAACTTACTCATTAACTTGCTCCCTCAAGTATTTTTTATACTTGAATACATCGATATTTAGAAAGGGTTCATACTTTTTGATTTTGAGACCGACCTTTTCCCAGACAGGATCTAACAATTTTTTGTCAAAATCCTTTGCATACCCCAGAATTTTGTCTAGGATTGCCATCGTCTCAATACTGGTATCACCTGCCAAGTATGATTTTAGTACAGGTGGGTGACCTTTACACTTAAACAATTCGATGAGCGAATATTCGTCAAGCAATTTGTCAACCTGTTGAGTGTACTGATAGTACAAACTCTGCTGACGATTCTGCCAGCGTTTGTAACTACCTTCACCACTACGAATAATTGTACCAATCCACAGACCATCTGGATTGTCAGTTTCTACAAAGTTGGCAAGAAAGAATGACTTGACCTCATCATCATTATACTTTCTCGAAGTTTTCTCAAAGAAATAACGATCTTTTCTCTTATAAAACGAGTCCAAACTAGCACGAGACTTGCCACCATACCGAAAGTAATCATACTTTGGTTTTGTAAAGTGGTGCTTAAAAGCAAGGTACTGTTTGTAAGTATCAAAGGGTGTCATTGGACTGCGACACAACATGTTTCACACCTGTCAGTTGTCTGTGTGCTCTAAACCACTTAGGGTTAGCAGGACACATATTACAAATAAAGTTTGAATGATTTTGATTGTCTGCCATTTTATAGATATCCTCAATAGGAGCATCAACGGCAGTGGGTTTGTATTTTAGATACTTCTGCCAAGCAGGATCATCCAACTGCTTAGTAGAACCAAGTGTTTCTCTCAGGTAAGCAATGCTAGCACACTTCCACAGGTGTCCATTGTAGATTTGCATTTGGGGGCAGGTACAATGACTCCAACTGGATTCTAGATCATTATCTTCCCAAGGGTGAAACTGATTGTCCTCCCATTTTAGCATATCAAACCATTTTTCGTCCCAAGGTTCACTAATCTCTAACGTGGAGTCTAAATCAACTTTGTCCTCAGCATATTCAATAAACTGATTCACATTCTTGTAGTTGAGTTTACCTTTAGTGCTGACTGGACTGACGTGCATACTTAAGCGTAGGATAGTGCCACGCTTCATGTGCTCTATGATCCAGTCATGGTTCTTATGTAGTAAAAGTGCGTTAGAAAATAACTTAATCCTACAGTCTACTAACTCCTCGATTCTTGTGAGAATTTCTTCGCATCGTGGTTCCAGCAGTGGTTCACCACCCAGTAAACTAATGTGACTCCAGATGTGTATCCTTGGAAGGATAGCATCCAAGTCACTTAACATCTTATCAATATCAACTAAACTACCAGGAGCAAGCACACTGCTATTATGATTACATCCCTTACATGCTAGGTTACAACCATTGTGAGCGTGTACATTGACTGCTCTAAAAGTTGGTTTCTCTGATGTAGAAACAGAACCAAAGTTTTCTGTGTAAAATCTATGAAACTGTCTCATGCCAAATTTTATACAGACGATTACTCTTATCTAGTTCATGTAGATCTGGTTTCTGATGAAATAGACATACAGAATAGTCTGGTTGGTATTGTAGATATGGTTTCATACCATTTACCCAGTAATGTGACGGTTTAGATCCCTCGCGGTATGAGTAGAATACTTTTGGTAAAGATGTCGGACGTAATCCATTAACATGATACCAGTAGTCAGTCCCCCTATAATTACGGACTATATTTTTCCAATCAGACTCCCACTTGTCATAGATCCAAGTGATGTCTTTCCATACCATTACACTGGTGTTAATGATTGACTCACCGGGATGTTTTAATCTAAAAATCTTTCCTTTCCAGGGACATTCTATTGCTGCCCAGTCTGCATCATGCTCCAGTATAGGTGTGATGTCTCCCTGTATGACCATATCAAGGTCAAAGTAAACTTT